TACTTTGTCTTGATGATACAGAATGTGCGTTACCGAAGCGTCAATTGAAAGATCATTGACCGACTTCACTACAGCCTATAAACTTTACAGGGTAACCGGTAGCATATAATAGCAGAAATAGCTGATTATATGAGGACAGACAACTTATGGATGACGGTCGTGCAAAACAACCCTTTACCAATGGTAGTGCAAATTTGCACTACCATGGCTTCTAATCGGCAATTATATCCGTATAAGATTAAAATAAAAAGAATTTATAAGAATAAATCCAAAGAACGAACGAAGTGAGTTCTTAGATGAACGAAGTTCATCTTTACAAAAGACATCCGATGTGATAAATGAACAGTTACGGATATAGTTAGAAGAATGGCTGACCTGACTTCTTAGTAGTTTCTAAGTTGTTATTTACTAATTCAGCTATCTGTGATCTTTCCTCTGAGGACATGTTTAGTATATCTTCATATGAAATACCACCCCGCATGTACCAGCTTAAACTTATTGCGTTTTTCTTTATACCGGTGCACTCTTTTTCCATTCCATCTATCAGCTTCTGTACATCCTCGGGGCTAGAATGCAGAAGCCTTAGACGAAAAAATCAGATATGTTCATAGTAAAGGGTTGTTCATATTCATGATTACAGTGAATACACTTTACTTTTAAGGGTTTTGATTCGGATTGTTGCTTTAGCAATGCATTGTGGTCTCTGATTTGTTCGTACATCGTTTTATCACAATTTTGAATAAAATCAAATATAAACGCATTTTCGTCAACAAAAACAGTAGGGGTCTTTATATGCACTATACATTTTGAAAGAGCTTGCATAGTCGTATCAGTGATAGATTTTAATACTTCCTTGCTTCTTTTGGTTCTTTCATCAGTATCTTCTAACTGATTTAATTGTATGAACTGCCTCTGCATATCGAACTGACCAACACTTACATCATTCATTTCTTTGAATGTAAGTGGTCTAAACTTTATTAATAGATCATTCACTGATAATTCAGTTTCATAATCTCCGGATCTGATTGTACTTAATAGGCTTACTAGATTTAAGCCATACTTAGCGTCCTCATTACATGCGGGACAAACTGTTTCTATTTCTAATTCACTACCATTAGCGGCAGAACGTATCGCTATTAGTACAGCGTCTAAATCAACACTGGTCAATTTCCACGGGTCTCTGATGTTTGGAATACAGCTATGAATAACGTCTACTATCGCAGATCCATTGAACAGTGCATCCGGGGTCTTTGAAGTAATTTCATCGATAGCAGTCATGGGGTAAACCGGTAACTCCCCTGTCTCAGTCATATCGATTACTCCTTCCGGATAGTTTTTACCACCACTAGGTAATTTTAGATAGATTGCTGGTCTGCGAAAATATTGTTTTAACGGATTGTTTTGAATTGCCATGATTTTTCCTTATGTCTTTGAAATGGGTGTTTATCCGATACTAAATACATGAGTATTATTTAGTGGGTACAAAACATGGCAGATAATTTAGATCCCGAAACGTTAAGACAATTAAACGACTCGATGCGTGAAATGCGTGAAACAGTAGCGGGCATGGTTCCGGCTATGGTCTTGATGACTGCAGCCATGACTGAGAATATGAACGCTACTAGAGGTAACGCAAATACTACAAAGAACGGCAAAAAGTTAGTAGATGATTTTTTAAAGTCTCAACAAGAGGCTACTGCCGCTACTGAATCTAGGGCTAAAGCTGATGCAGAGTATGCTAAAGTTCAAGCAAATTATACAAAGGCTAAGGAACAAGGGGTAGAGAGCCTTAAAAAGTTTGGCAATGGACTACTAACTGCCGGCGGCGGCATGACCAAATATAGCAGTGCTGTAGGGTCAGCCGGCGATGCCGCCTTGAGCATCGGTAAGAACTTCGGTTTATTAGGTATTGCAGTAGGTGGACTTATTAAGTTGTTCACTATGGGTGCTGAAATGGTACTCAAACAAAATGAGGCAATGCTAAAATCTGCTGATATTCTAGCAGACTTTGGTGCTACTGGATCACTAACAACTAAAGAATTATTGACTATGGCAAATGCCGCTGGATATTCTAGCGGCGAGATGGAAAAGTTTGCAGGAATTACTAAAGGTCTTGGTACTGATATCATAGGATTAAGTGCCACAGTAACCGGTGGTGTCAAAGCGTTTGCTGAACTTGCAACAATGGATGAAACATTGCTGGCTAACTACCGAGCAATGGGAGTAACACAAGAGCAACTTAATAAGAATCAAGCCGACTATATTAAGTTACAAATCAAAAGTGGTATGGCCATCAGTGAGCGAGATAAACAAGATGGTACACTAAAGAGAACTACATTAGAGTATACTAACTATCTGTTGGACTTGAGTGCTATTACAGGCTTGACTGTCGATGAAGCTAAAAAAGCACAGGAAGTTGCACGTGCTGATTTAGCAGTACAAACAAGATTAGCATTACTTCAAGACAAAGAAGAAAAATTACGTAGTAGAGGTCTTACTGAAGAGGCGAATGCAGTAAAAGCTGAACGTGAGCGAACTGGTGCATTGATGGATATGGCAGGTACAATGCTAAAAGGCGAGGAACTTGCTGGATTCCAAAGTATGGTTGCTACGGGTAACTTTAATGAATTGAGTGCCGGATTTGCTAGTGGTGCACCAGAGATATTGGAATTTATTGACGCTGTTAAAAAAGGTAAAAAAGAACCTTACGAATTAAGCCTAATGATGGCACAGGCAACCAAACGAACACGTGAAAATTTAGGTGAAGCAGTAATACAAAATAAAGAAGTTGGTAAATCATTTGCTTATAGTTTAGAAGCTTTACAAAACGAAGCAAAGTTTCGCGGTAAGAATCCAGAAGAAATTAAAAAAATTATCGAAGAAGAACGAGCAGTTAGAGAAAAAGCACTTAAAGACGGTACTACTGATCCAGCAAAAGCCGCACGTAATGCACAAGAACAAGCAGAACGTAGAGTACGATTGGGTGCAGATGCTATCGTAGGATTATTAAATGGCCCGGTTACTAGTGCCTTTGAAAAATTGATGAAAGTAATGACTGGCGTAATGAAAGGTATGGCAATTTTTTCTGATAAGTTGTTTGGTACTGATCTTGCCAAAATGTTTGAAACTCCGGAAGACATTAAACAAGATGTTTCGGACATGAGTAAAGATATTGGTAATTTGCAAAGTCAGTTAAAAGAAGAAACTGAACTAAGAAAAAATTATTTGGCTGCAACTGAAAAATATAATAATAAAGACAAAGAATTACAAGAAGCTAAAATTGCTTATACTGAACTGCGTAAGAGAGGCGGCGGCGGTGAAGAAGCTATTACTGCAAAAAAGAAAGTAGAGCAATTAGAAAGCGAACGCGGGGCTTTAAGTACAGAAAAATATAATTTGGGTAGAGAGTTAGAGCGTAGAGGTTCGTTGAGCGTTAGTAAAGATGGTAAAACCGCAACACAAATTAAGCTAGAAAAACAATTATCTGAATTAGAAGAAAAACGAAATAAACGTTTAACTGATTTAACTAAAAAAGAACTTGAATTAGGTAAAACTACTCCTCAGCAAGTTCAGGAAAAACGCAAAGAAGCAACAGCTAAGTCAGCCTCAGCCGCAGAGTCAGCCGGGACACAGTCATCGGCTGAATCTAAAAGATTGGGTATGTCTAATGTCATGCAGGGAATGGGTCAACCACCCAAACCAGGACCTGGGGTGCAAGTTGCAGGACCTGCAGCCATGCCACCTGGATGGGGTAACGAAGGGAGACGAGGATTAAAACCAACCCCTCAACCTCCTGAAGGTTCCGAAGATAAAACTGCGTCAGTAAAATCAGTTGACTTAGCTAAAATATTAAAATTTGGTACCGGTTCAGGAAGTAAAGAAAACTTTGAAGATTTAGATCCTACATTCAAAGATGCAGTAATTTCAGCCGCAACTGAATACAATGCAGTTACCGGTAAGATGATTCAAATCAACAGCGCCAAGCGTGATTCTGACAAACAAAAAGAACTATATGATGCTTGGGTGGCAGGTGGTAAGCAAGGTATGCCTGTAGCAGCACCCGGCCGCAGTCTGCATGAAAGGGGCAAAGCAGTTGATATTCAAAACTATAAAGATCCGGATGCTATTGCCGCATTTAATAAACAGGGATTGTCGCAAAAAGTTCCTAATGATCCAGTCCACTTTCAAGCTAGCGGTGGTGCTATGGTTAGTGGACCAAAGTCTGGATATCCAGTAGAGGCAACATTTCATGGTAATGAAATAGTAGCTCCGTTGGATCCAAATAGTATTATAGCAAAAATGCTAACATCTACGCCTGAGCAGGCTGCAAACATGGCTAATCAAAATACAGTCACTACAAATAATACTCCTGAAAATAGTGGGATAACATTAGAAGTGTTCACAATGTTAGCCGAAAAACTAGATACGATGATTACTATGCTTAGTACGTCAAATGATACGCAAGAGGAATTATTAAAGTATTCAAGGGTATAACGCTAAATACTAGATAAAGCCGAGCATATGACATATAAAAAACGATTTGTAAACAAGACTGGTATTTCTAGTCCAATTTCAGGGGTTAACAGTAACACCGGAGCATGGAACGGTAGTCCTGGTCAAAATGGCTCCTCAACTGGTGGGTGGAATAACACTGAGTGGGGTTATAGAAACTACCAAAGTAGATTACCGGAAGTCTATACAGGTCATCCAAACCGAATCGAACGCTATAATCAATATGAAATGATGGACGTTGATGCTGAGGTAAATGCATGTTTAGATATTATAAGTGAGTTCAGTACTCAAAAAAATGATCATAATAAAACACCATTCAATTTAGATTTCAAAGACGAACCTACTCCTCATGAAGTAGAATTGTTAAAGACACAACTACAGCAGTGGTGTAAACTAAACGAATTCGATACAAGAACATTCAAAATTTTCCGTAACGTTATTAAGTACGGAGATCAATGTTTTGTCCGTGATCCAGAAAACTTCAAGTTATACTGGGTAGACATGACTAAGATCATTAAAGTTATTGTTAATGAAAGTGAAGGTAAAAAGCCAGAACAGTATGTTATCAAAGATATTAACATTAATTTACAAAATTTAACAGTAGCACAAAAAACTAACACAGACTTTGCTGCTAACCCAGCAACAGGCTTGGGCGGCACCGGCGGCGGTGGCGCAGGCGGCGGTTATACTGTACCAGCAATGCCATATAATACTACTGGTAGTCGATTCACTTTGGGCCAGAGCGAGTCAGCCATAGATGCTAAACATGTAGTCCATCTAAGTTTGACGGAGGGTCTGGATCGTTTCTGGCCCTTTGGTCAATCAATCTTAGAGAACATCTTTAAAGTATACAAGCAAAAAGAATTATTAGAAGACGCTGTCCTTATCTATCGTGTACAACGAGCACCTGAACGTAGAATGTTTAAGATTGACGTTGGTAATATGCCAAGTCACATGGCTATGGCATTCGTTGAGCGTATTAAGAATGAGATACACCAACGTAGAATACCATCACCACATGGCGGTTCTAGTATAGTGGATGCGACATACAACCCATTATCAATGAATGAAGATTACTTCTTCCCAGTAACTGCTGACGGAAGAGGATCAAGTGTTGAAGTGTTGCCCGGTGGTCAAAATTTGGGTGAGATTGACGACTTGCGCTACTTTAACAACAGATTAGCACGTGGTTTACGTGTGCCAAGTAGCTATCTTCCTACAGGTCCTGATGACAATCCTACCCCTATGAGTGACGGTCGTGTTGGTACTGCTATGATTCAAGAGTTTCGTTTCAATCAATATTGTGAACGACTACAGAAGTATATTAGTCAAAAACTAGATGAAGAATTCAAATTGTTCTTGCGTTGGAGAGGTTTCAATATTGATAGTGGACTATTCACTTTAGAATTCAACCCACCTCAAAACTTTGCTGCGTACCGTCAAAGTGAATTGGATACTGCTCGTATTGGTTCATTTACTTCAGTTGAACAATATCCATATATCAGTAAGCGTTTTGCATTAGAGCGTTTCTTGGGATTAACTGAAGAAGAAATTGCTAAAAACGAAAAAATGTGGCGTGAAGAAAATAACAAAGATGTTGATATTGATCCACAAGGTAAAGACTTACGAAGTATTGGTATATCTCCTGGAGATATTGAATCAGATGCTGAGACTGGAATGGATATGGAAACTGAACCAGAAGGCGGTGACGAAGAAGGCCTAGATGTTGCAGGACCAGTAGGATCTGCTCCGGTATCAGGCCCGGGAACGCCAGCACCGGCAGGTGGACTAACAGCATAAATATATCATAGGAAATACCAAATGAAATTATTTGAAATGTTCGAGCCAGCTATAGAAGGTTATCAAGATGTACAATCTGATAATAGTAAACCTAAGTGGAAAGAAAGCCGCAAAACTAAATTGACATTAAAACAAATACGTAAGTTGCGTAAGATGAATGATGTTAGAAATTATGAAAAATCTCAGTATCTCAAAAAAGTACATGAGCAATATGGACCCCAGGCTAACGCTGAAGGTGGCGGAGCACCAACCGTTTAAAAATTATGAATAAATTTCATTTTGTGTACAAAACCGTCCATGATGACGGTTTTTTCTATATAGGTAGACATTCTACTTCTAATCTTGAAGATGGATATATGGGCTCAGGTGTTTGGGTTAGTAGAGCAACCAAAACTAAATTAAAAAGAGAAATATTAGAATATGTAGATTCGTTTGACGAACTTGTTAAGTTAGAAGAAAAATATATATTAGAAAATTTTAAAAATCCTTTGTGTATGAATATGAAATTAGCATCTGTTGGTTGGACTTCAGAAGATGCTAAAGCAGTAGTTACAAAGCAAATCGCAGATGGAAAAAATGCATTAGCAAACGGAAGTAAAATAGAAAGACACATAGTTGACTGTAGAGCTAGAGAAAAGGCTTCGGAAACTTTATCAATAATGTTTATTAATGGCACTCATCCATTCAGTGGAGACTTGGCTAGAAATAGAATAAAAAATCAAATAGCATCAGGAACACATGCCGGCACAATTGTATTTTCAGAAATACATACATGTCCTCATTGTAATAAGATTGGAAAAGGTGCTGTAATGTTCCGACACCACTTTGATAATTGTAAAACTATAAAAAACGTTAAAAAAGCATAGTTATTACGCTGTTTTTTAAGATATAGTGTAAATATAATACACAAAGCCATTCACATTCAGGAGACAACAATGGATAACAAAAAATTTGAACAACTCATTGAACTTATTATCAATGAAAACGAAGAACAAGCACGTGCTATATTTCACGACATCGTAGTTGAAAAATCCCGCGAGATTTACGAATCGATGATGGATGATGAAATGCAAGAAGGCATGGGCGGACAAGTCGGTGACTTGTTAGACGAAATCAATGTCGAAGAAGAAGGCATGAACGAAGAAGACGAAGAAGCTGATATCGAATTTGATGACGAATCTGAAGAAGACGGTGAAGATCATCATTCAGATGTTGGCGGTGAAGAAGAATTAGAAGACCGTGTAGTTGATTTAGAAGACAAGCTAGATCAATTGATGGCAGAGTTTGAAGATATCATGGGCGGCGGCGATGACGACATGGGCGACATGGGCGATGACGACATGGGCGACATGGGCGATGACGACATGGGCGACATGGGCGATATGGACGCCGGCGAAGAAGAATTTGGTGATGAAGTTATGGAAGCTATCACATTGAAGAAAGTTTCTGTTACTCACGGAGACAACGGTGCTTACACAACTAGTCCAGGTTTAAAGAATTCAGGTCAAGCAGGAATGGATAGCAAGCCAGTTAAATTCTCTGGTGCTTCTGAAACGGTTCCAACAGGACCAAAAGGACCTAGCAATGCATATACTAAAGGTGAAACATCTGTAAAAGATGCTAACAATTGGAAGAATGCTCCTGCACAGAACAACGCTGATTTAGAGTCTGCACCAAAGCCAGTCACTAAAGACGAAGCAGGTAAAGTACGTAGCCCAGTTGCTGAGTCACGTAAGACTACAAAAAGAATCGTAAGATAAGGAATCTGAGAGAATGGCTTCGTATCTCAAAGAGCATCTGACATTCGACCGTGCTAACATGGTCGTTGAGTCGTCAGGTGAAGGCGCTTTGAAGTCCCTTTATATGAAGGGGATCTTCATTCAGGGTGGGGTAAAAAACGCTAATGAGCGTGTTTACCCCGTTTCTGAGATAGAAAGTGCAGTTGAAACTCTTAACAAGCAAATTCTAGAAGGCTATTCAGTCTTAGGCGAAGTTGATCATCCGGATGATTTAAAAATTAATTTAGATCGTGTTTCACATATGATTACTCAAATGTGGATGGATGGCGCAAACGGCTTTGGCAAATTAAAGATTTTACCAACTCCAATGGGACAGTTAGTGTCTACTATGTTGGAGAGTGGTGTCAAACTAGGTGTGTCTAGTAGAGGTAGCGGAAACGTTAACGATATGGACGGCCGTGTCAGTGACTTTGAAATAGTCACTGTGGATATTGTTGCTCAACCAAGCGCACCCAATGCGTATCCTAAAGCAATTTATGAAGGTATGATGAATATGCGTCATGGTCATAAGTTGATGGATATAGCAAAAGACGCACAGGGCAATAAAAAAGTAGAGAAGTTTTTGAAAGAGGAAGTAATGCGCCTCATCAAAGACCTCAAAATCAAATAAAGGGGAATAAGCATGTTTGATGCTATCAAACCATTACTTGAGAGCGGTCTAATAAATGAAGACATTGGGCAACAATTAAATGAAGCCTGGGAATCTAAGTTAAACGAAGCCCGTGAACAAGTTCGTGCAGAACTCCGCGAGGAATTTGCACAACGTTACGAACATGATAGACATGTGATGGTTGAAGCCCTTGACAAGATGGTTACAGACAGTTTATCAGAAGAAATTGAAGAATTTCGCTCTGAGAAACAAGCGATGAACGAAGACCGTATCAGAGCACAACAAAAATTACGAGAATCAGCAACAAAATTCAATGATTTCATGGTTACTAAACTAGCCGAAGAAATCAAAGAACTACGTTCTGACCGTATGATTGCTAAAGAAAGTCAACAAAAGTTAGAACAGTTTATTGTTCATGCTCTTGCCCGCGAAATTAAAGAATTCGCTACAGACAAACAAGCAGTCGTTGAAGCTAAGGTTAAGTTAGTTTCTGAAGGACGCAGACAACTTGAAGCATTGAAGTCACGATTTGTGGCTGAATCTGCTAAGAGAATGAATGCTGTCGTAACTAAACAGTTAAAGGGTGAATTAGGTCAGTTGAAGGAAGATATCAAAGTTGCAAAAGAAAACAATTTTGGTCGCCGTCTATTTGAAGCATTTGCAGGAGAGTTCTCTGTTACTCATTTAAATGAGAAAGCAGAAACAAGAAAGCTAATGACACAACTTCAAGAGAAGGACAGAAAGCTAGCCGAATCCATAACAACTATCAATCAATCTAAAAAGTTGATTGAAAGTAAAGAACGTGAAGTTCGCATCATTAGAGAGTCTAATCTACGTGAGAAGACTATGGCTGATTTACTTGGTTCATTGAACGAAGAAAAAGCCGATGTGATGAAGAACTTACTAGAAAGCGTCCAGACACCACGTCTACAAGCCGCTTTCGATAAGTATCTACCAGCAGTACTAAACAGTGGCGCTGAAAGAAAATCTACTACCAAGCAGAGTCTTTCTGAGTCAAAAATGATTAGTGAAATTACTGGTGATAAATCTGCCAAACAAGATGTTGTTGAGACCGAAGAACGTGATAACGTAATCGATATCAAGCGTCTGGCAGGGCTTTAATTATAAAGACATAGATTTAGGAGAAACATAAAATGTCAAAAGTTCTATTAGAAAGCCGTTGGGACGAGACCAAAGAAGCCCTTCTAGAAGGCCTTAAGGGTACTCGCCGCTCAACAATGGGTGTGATCTTAGAAAACACCAAAAAACAGTTACTTGCTGAATCTTCAGCCGGTACAACAACTGCAGGTAACATCGCTACATTAAACCGTGTTATTCTACCTGTTATCCGTCGTGTTATGCCAACCGTTATCGCTAACGAATTGGTAGGCGTTCAGCCAATGACAGGACCAGTTGGTCAAATTCACACTCTACGTGTACGTTATGCACAGTCATTGACTGACACTTCTGCAGCCGCAACTTCTGTTACTGCTGGTCAAGAAGCGTTGAGTCCATTCTTGATTGCTCAAGCATATTCTCGCACACCGCAAGCTACAGGTTCATCTTCAAGCTACACTGCTAATAATACAGCGGCTCTTGAAGGTAACGGTGGTAAGCAAATCAGCGTACAAATCTTGCGTCAAGCTGTTGAAGCTAAGTCACGTAAGTTACAAGCACGTTGGACATTCGAAGCTGCTCAAGACGCTCAAAGCCAACATGGTATTGACGTTGAAGCAGAAATCATGGCCGCATTAGCACAAGAAATTACCGCTGAAATCGACCAAGAAATTCTATTGTCTCTACGTACTCTAGCATCTACTGAGTTTACATACAACCAAGCTACTGTATCAGGTACAGCTACTTACGTTGGTGACGAACACGCTGCTCTAGCTGTTCTAATCAACCGTGTTGCTAACTTGATCGCCCAACGTACTCGTCGTGGCGCAGGTAACTGGGCTGTTGTTTCTAGCGCCGCATTGACAGTATTGCAATCTGCAACTACTTCTGCTTTCGCTCGTACAACAGAAGGTACATTCGAAGCACCTACAAACACTAAGTTTGTTGGTACATTGAACGGCGCTATGAGAGTTTTCGTTGACTCTTATGCTCCTGACACTACACCTGTTCTAGTTGGATACAAGGGTTCATCTGAAACTGATGCAGCGGCATTCTATTGCCCATACATCCCATTGATGAGTTCTGGTGTTGTTCTAGATCCGTCAACATTCGAACCAGTCGTATCATTCATGACACGTTATGGTTACATCGAATTGACTAACACTGCATCTAGCTTCGGTAACGCGGCTGACTATGTTGGCGAAATCGCTGTTCAGAACTTGACATTCCAATAAAATCGGAATCTTCTTGTTCGAGAGTACAGACTACGGTCTGTATTACGGGAAGGAACTAAAAGCACTCTTCGGAGTGCTTTTTTTGTGGTTAGATAAGTACTATATGAACGAAATAATTTATACTCTAATCGTCACGCACATCACTATAGTATGTGTCACTCTATTCTTACATCGTGGTCAAGCACACAAAGGCATCACGTTTCATCCGATACTAGAACACTTTATGCGTTTTTGGTTGTGGCTAACAACTGGTATGATTACTAAACAGTGGGTAGCTATACACAGAAAACACCATAGTGTTACAGACAAAGAAGGTGATCCGCATAGTCCTGTTGTGTACGGTATATGGAACATATTACTAAGAGGAGTTTATTACTACTACCTTGCAGGTAAGAATGCTAAGATGATTGTTAACTTTGGCAGAGGAACACCGGACGATTGGTTAGAGAGAAAAATCTATACTCCTTATAATTACTTAGGAGTTGTGTTGATGTTAGTGATAGATGTTTTGTTGTTTGGTATGATTGGTGTCGTTATATGGTTAGTTCAAATGATTTGGATACCATTTTGGGCAGCAGGTGTTATAAATGGTGTAGGTCATCACATAGGTTATCGTAACGGGGATAGCAAAGACTCTAGTACAAATATAATCCCAATTGGGATTATCATAGGTGGTGAAGAACTTCATAACAATCATCATCTAGAGCCTGCAAATCCCAAACTAAGTAGAAAATGGTTTGAATTTGATATAGGATGGCTTTGGATTACAGTATTCAAGAATATGAAATTGTTGTCATTGCGCACACTATAATCGATAATCAGTATCGACTGTTATATCTAGTATAGATTTTTTCTTTTCTTTTAATTTTTTTTGATAAACCCTATTGCAATTTGCACATAGGGTTTTTAAATTTGTTTTGTCTTTATTTTTTTTATTGCCATCTTTGTATACAATATCTAACTGGCATTTATCTTCCGGGATGAAGCCGCATTTCTCGCACTTATTTTTTTTGTGTAACAAGTAGCCAAACACACTGTTATATGCACCCTTAGCACAATCAACACAATATTTGTGCCACTTAGTAAATCCATGTTTACTCTTTCCGTTTTCTTTAGCCAAAGATACTTTACAGTGTTCACATAGCGGTCTTGATGGTTGTCGTGTCAACATAATGTATTTAGAAAAAAGCACTAACTGGGTTTTTTTTCTTAGGTTTAATTTGTCCATAATAGATAAATATATAATAACAAATATCTTCGGGAATATCTATGGCATCAGAATTATTTAATACGCTAACCGGTTACTCAGTTGGTATACCTGCCGTTGAAGTTATTGACTCCCAAGGGAATGTAGTTTCAAATTTTTTAAATCTATCGGGAAATGTTTCCGCAAACAAGATTTATTCTAATTATTATTATTATTCTAACGGACAACCCTTTAACTCTACGCCAGGCGGCTCAAATTCACAGTTACAATTCAATTCAAACGGGGTGTTTGGTGGAATACCAAACGTTACTTGGAACGGATCTACCTTAAGTTTAGGTGATGTATCTGATTTATATATCGGTGGCGGCATCAACGGGTATGTTCTTCAAACAGACGGCGCCGGGAATGTTACTTGGACTGCTCAAACAGGTGGCGGCTCTGGTAACGGAACCCCTGGTGGAGCTAACACACAAGTTCAATTCAATGATGCCGGAATATTTGGTGGTGATTCAGGGTTTACATACGACAAGATAACAAAAACTTTACAAGTTGAAAATATAGCTTCAGGTGATTCGTTTGATGATACTGTTAGTATAACCGGTAATTTAATAGTAACAGGCAACGTAACTATATCCCAAGATATCAGTGATATCGGTAATATTGTTTCTGATGGTAATATCACAGCTAATTATTTCATAGGTAACGGGTCACAGTTATCGGGCATTACCACTGATGTAGCTAATTATGTACGTCAGAATGCACAAGCAAACATTACTAGTTTAGGTAATTTAGCGTTTGTTAACATCGATGGAGATTTGCTGAGTTTAGGTAACATTACTACGTCTGAAAGAATATCAGGTGGTGAATTAACTATCGCAACAAACGTGTACTCAAGTAATGCAGTATTCAGTAATAAAGTAACAGTAGGTAGCAATCTTACTGTAAACTCTGCTGCCACACTAAGAGTTTCAGGTAACATAAACGCAGCCGGAAGTCCTAATATTAATTTAGGAACAATAGCAAACATACGCATCTCCGGTGGTGTTAATGGATATGTTCTAGCAACCGATGGTGGCGGTAATCTAAGTTGGGCAGTTAACGGTAGTGGTGGCGGTAATGGTTCCCCCGGTGGAGCAAACACCCAAGTACAGTTTAATAAAAATGACAATTTTGAAGGAAGTCCGTTTTTTACATTTAATGACTTCACTAACACTGTTAGCATTGGCGGAAATTTAATAGCCAACTCATTACAAATGGGTGCTGGTGTTTATAAATGGTCGTACTCTGAAGTATATTTTGCGACTACTGCAAGCACCGGAATAGGGCAGATTTTATATTCAAAACCCGTAGCAAATCTTTCTGGTATAGAATTCGAAATTGTAGCGACTGAACCAGCAGGCCCGTCGAGACAATCATGTAAAATTAGTTCACTGTACTATAATAGTACTGTTTCTTTTACAGAATATGCTAGTTTGTTTGTTAACGGTGGAGTTGGTAATTTTGAAGTAGATTATGATGCTGGAAATATTATAGTCCCGGCATCGATTCAATTAAAAGTTACACCTAATACATCGACTCCAGTAACATATAAGATGCTAGTCACAGTATTTGCAGATTGATAAAAAGATAAATATTAATATAGGAAAAATAAAATGGCAATCAAAGCTCTAAACTCAGTCGCAGGCTTCTCAGTAGGTGAAGTTCCGGCTAATATAATATTGGCTAACGGTGATATTACTGCAAGCAACGCTATCTTTAGTGGTAATTTGTTAATATCAAATTCTAACGCTAATTGGGGGGTGCTAACTGATAACTTATATTACAGCAATGGGTCACCCTGGGACTTGCAACAAGCCGCAGGCAGTAACTCACAAGTACAGTTCAACGATAATCAAAATTTTGGTGCTAGTGCAAACTTCACATTTGACACTGCTACTAATTTATTGACTCTGACCGGTAATATTGATGTTACTAATATAGTTAGAGCAAACTACTTGTATGCTAACGCAAATGTATTAGCTAATAATGTCAATGCAAATTCTAATATTAATGTAACTGGTACCCTACTTGCTAATTTTATATCTGCAAACGCAAATATAGTTGGAAACAACCTAAGCGTCAATTCAAATACTATAACTAACAATCTAACAGTTAATTTAGAGCTTGCTGGCAACACTGCTAACTTCACTGGTAATGTTGTTGCATTAAACACAAATGCAGGTAATTTACTAACTGCAAATTTTGCCAATATATCAAGCAATGTAACAACTAGTAATTTAACAGTTAACTTAGAACTTGCCGGTAACACAGCTAACTTCACCGGTAATATTGCGGCATTTAACACAAATGCAGGTAATTTACTAACTGCAAATTTTGCCAATATATCAAGTAATGTAACAACTAGTAACCTAACTGTTAGCTTAGACCTCGCTGGCAACACTGCCAACTTCACTGGTAATGTTGTTGCATTGAACACAAATGCAGGCAATTTACTAACTGCGAATTATGTTAATGTAGCAAGCAATGTAACAACTAGTAACTTGACAGTTAATGTTGAACTAAGTGGTAACACAGCTAACTTCACCGGTAATGTTATATTACCTAACCTAACTGTTAATACTGCACTATCTGGCAACACGGCTAACTTCACTGGAAATTTAACTTCATTAAATGCAAATTTAGGTAATTTGGCTACTGCTAATTACGTCAACGTTGCAAATGATTTAAACGGCAACGTTGCTAACTTCACTGGAAATTTAACTTCATTAAATGCAAATTTAGGTAATTTGGCTACTGCTAATTACGTCAACGTTGCAAATGATTTAAACGTATCTGGAAACATTTTTGGATCAAACTTCGTTGGTGCCCTTGCTAACGGGAATAGCAATGTATTAGTATATAGCAACAGTAATGTTGAAGTAACAATAGCCGGAGTAGCAAACGTTGCAACGTTCACAAGCACTGAGTTCTTAGTTGTAGGAGAAATTAAGACGACCTCAGGTAACATGTTATCTAATGGTAACATTACTGCAAACGGATTCTTGAATAGTGCCAACGCCAATGTAACCGGCGAAGCATTGTTAGGTAGTGTAACGACCGCGACAATTGTAGCACCTACTGGTAATATCACGATTAGTGCCGCGGGTACTAATGAAAACATTATTCTTGTGCCAACTGGAATTGGTGCAGTAAGTGTATCTAATAAGAAAATTATTAATCTTGCTGATCCAGTCAATCCAACTGATGCAGCAACGAAAGAATATGTTGATGCAATGGCCGGAGAAGGTCTTGACATCCACACACCGGTACGTGTCGAATCTCCAACTGCACTTACTGCAACATATGCTCAGGGAGGCACAACTCCGACAGTTGACTCTATCACAAGTGGTACTATTATTGACTTTGGTTCTGCACACGGATTAAGTATCAATGATGGCATCGTGTTCACTAACTCATTTAATGGTTTAGTTGGTGGTGAAGCATACTGGGTCTATAGTGTACCTAGTTCGACAAGTATTACTGTCAAAGACGGTTACTTTGGACCAGAAATTACTACTCTATCAAATGGTACAAGTCTTGCAGAGCCATCACGTGCTAACCCAGGTGTAGGTGCAACACTGACTAATGCAGGCGCAAATGCTGCATTAACTATTGACGGAGTTACTTTAAGTACTAGTGATAGAGTATTAGTATATGAACAAACAAACGCATATGAAAACGGTGTATACACTGTAACAACAGTAGGTGATGGATCGACTGCTTGGGTCTTGACAAGAGCGACGGACTTTAACAAATACAACCCTGACTCTCCTAACGGATTGAGTGCAGGCTCATATGTATTTGTAACACAAGGTGTGACAGGCGCCGGCGAATCTTACGTTATGACTTTACCAACAGGTGAAGTCATAATTGGTACTGATAACTTAACCTTTACACAATTCAGTGCTGCCGGATCATATTCTGCAGGCTCTGGTATTAACATAACTGGCACTTCAATTAGTGCTAACGTAGATGGAGTAACAACTGATATTGTTGGTGGAAATATTGTTGTTAAAACTAGTGCAAATCTAACAACACCAAACATTGGTGATGCTACTTTTAGCAGCTTGTCTTGGAATACATTAAGTAACGGTAATGTAACAGCTAATAATTTAAGCATTGGTAATATTGCTAATATTACCGGTAACTTGAGAGTTGACGGTATAATAGAATCAGCTGGTAATATAACAAGCAATGCTAATGTCAATTCGAACAACACTTCAGTTACTAACTTATTGACTGTTGGTGGAAATATACTAGCAAATAATATTGTATCTAATAACGAATTTAGTACAAATACAGCTAATATTAGTAGCAACTTAGTTACAAGTAACCTAACAGTTAACTTAGCACTGAACGGCAACACTGCTAATTTCTCAAGCTCATTAGCGGCAGGTCAAACAACAATCAGTGGTAATTTATTAATTTCTAATTCTACTGCAAATTGGGGAGTATTGACTGATAACTTGTATTATAGTAATGGTCAGCCATGGGACTTACAAGAAGCGGCAGGCTCAAATAATGAAATTCAGTTTAATTCAAATGACAATTTTGCAGCAGATGCAAACCTAACGTTTAATCCTGCAACAGGGGTATTTGGTGTAGTTGGTACTGCAAATATTTCTGACGCAGTAATAATAGGAAACACAACTACTAAGTGGGGAACACTCACTACCACAACTGTGTCAGCGAATCAAACAATTGCTAGCGTACCTGTAACAGATATCACCGGGGTTCAGTTTTTAGTTAAGGGCATAGATGCATCAGGAAGTAAATATAGTGTTGCTACTGTACAAGCAGTAACAAACGGAGTTGATAGTGTAGATTATGCTACTTATGGAACTGTTAATTTAGGTGGATACACCGGAGCATTAGCAGTAAACGTACAAGGTGGGTTTTTGAGATTACAAGTAACACCAGCAAGTGGAAATTCTACAGTTTGGACAACACAATACCGAGTGATGTAATAGATGGCAATCAAACCCTTTAATTCGATACAAGGTTTTTCGGTAGGAGAAGAACCCTCGAATATTATACTAGCTAATGGTGATATTACTACTACTAATATCACCGCTAACGGTATATCAAATTTAGGTCCTGTTAGTAATTTAATATTAACAGGAGGTTCTAATGGTCAAGTAGTAACTACTGATGGATTAGGAAACTTAACCTTCACTACGGTGTCATCTAATGGTAGTAGTAATTTAGCGGCACCAATGCCGTACTTTATTCCTACAGGAGAGTCGTATACAGTATCAAATAATTTTCAAGGACTTTTTAATTTACCTATTACAATTGATGGTGAATTGGAAGTTGATGGTGTACTTATAGAAGTAGATGGAGGGGGCAGCGGCACCGGCTCTCCGGGTGGTAGTAACACACAAATACAATATAATGATTCAGGTATTTTTAATGGTAGTGCGAACTTAACATTTAATAAAACAACCGGTGTAATAACTGTTCCAAACTTAGTAGTTTCTAGCAATACTACTTTAGGAAATATGTCTGCCTTAGGCAACTTGGCTATCACCGGAAACGTTACAGTGAGCGCAGACCTTTTTGTATCTGGATCTCAAGTAGAACCATTGGTACTGGCTACAGCACAAATAGCCAGTGGCACTAGTGTAGACTTTACCGGTATACCGAGTTGGGTGAAACGGATTACTGTGATATTCAGTGGGGTATCTACCGACGGAACAAGTTTAAAATTATTACAGCTTGGTTCTGGTTCTATTCAGACCACTGGGTACACTGCTACTTCAACATTTTTAGGGGGTAGCACCGGTGTAACAAGTAATACCAATGGGTTCATAATTTATTCTAATACCGCTGCAGAAATAATGTCTGGAACTATAGTACTAACACTATTAAGTGGTAATACTTGGATTGCTAGTGGAGTAATTAAAAACTCTACAACATATATGGCATATGCTGCTGGGGATGTAACTCTTGCTTCGGCACTAGATAGAATTAGATTAACCACAGTCAACGGCACTGACACCTTTGACACCGGCACAGTAAATATCATGTACGAATAAGGAAATAACATGATAACACTCAACATAAACAAAGCAAAAACAAATGGCACATTTCGCACAATTAAACAATGAAAACATCGTTACACAAGTAATAGTAGTACATAATGATGAGCTATTAGATGAAAGTGGACAAGAACAAGAATATAAAGGCATTCAATTCTGTTATCAATTATTAGGAGGCAATTGGATTCAGACTAGTTACAACAGTAATTTTAGAAAGAATTATGCTGGAATAGGATACATATATGATCAAAGTAGAGATGCTTTTATCGCACCAAAACCCTATAATTCTTGGGTATTAAATGAAGATACATGTCACTGGGAACCACCAGTTAGTATGCCAACAGACGGTGAAAGATATGTATGGAATGAAGAAACGCAGTCTTGGGATTCAATGCCCATGTAAATTTCTTCCCTAGTTAAACACTACGGTTAGGAAATAGATAAATACAATAATAGTTACACCGTATACAAGGAAGAAACATGAGTTTAATACTAAAACAGGAATTAGCAATAGCAGTTCCGACCCCTGCCTCCGGAAAAGGCACGATATTTTTAAATGACAATGACCAGGTCGCAGTAAAAGCATCAGACGGTAGTGTAAGCACATTCCCGACTGTCACTACTAGTAACACACAGGTAATTTACACTAGTGGTGGACTAGCAGGATCAAATGCATTTGTGTTCAGTGAGATTTCCAACACTCTTACAATTGAAAATCTAACAGTATCAAACACGTTGATCGCCGGAGATATTGCAGTTTCTAGTATTGCAAACGGTACAAGTAATGTCGATATTGTGGGTGTAAGTGGAAATGTAACAATTAGTGTTGGTGGAAACGCTAATATATTAACTGTTACGAATTCTGGAGTAGATATTGCAAACACGCTAACTGTTCTAGGAAATACATCAGTAGGAAATCTAAGTACTTACGGACAAGTAGATATCACGGGTAATGTTATTGCATCTTACTTTGTGGGTAACGGTAGCCAGTTAACTGGTATTGATGCAACTGCTATACAAAACGGAGCAGCAAACGTAAGAACATACGCAACTGGTGGTAATGTAGGCATCAGTGCAAATGGCACTGCTAATGTCTTATTAGCTACTAGTGCAGGGATTGATGTTACCGGTATCGTTAATGCAACAGGTAACATTACGGGTCAATACTTTATTGGTAATGGTAGTCAATTAACAGGTATCGATGCGACAACAATTCAAAACGGAACAGCAAATGTCCGTACTTTCTTAAACGGCAATGTAGCAGTTAGCGCAGCAGGTAATGCAAATATATTAATAACAACAGGCACAGGCGTCAACGTAGCTGGTACTTTGAATGTTACTGGTAATGCTAATGTAGGTAACTTAGGGGCAACTGATGTTGCTGCCACTACATTAGGTGGAACACTGACTACAAATGCCCAACCAAATATCACATCAGTTGGCACACTAAATTCACTGGGTGTATCTGGTAATATAACAGCAGCAAACATTACGGCTAATACTGGAATTTTTTCTGGCAATGGATCTGGATTAAGTCATTTGACGGGTGCTAACGTAACAGGCGAAGTAAGTTTTGCAGCAAATGCTAACTCAGTAGCCGGAGCCAACGTCTCGGGTGAAGTAGCATTTGCAGCAACTGCAAACAGTGTAGCAGGTGCTAACGTAAGCGGAGCTGTTGCATACGCAACTACTGCAAACAGTGTAGCCGGAGCAAATGTAAGCGGAGCTGTTGCATTCGCAACAACTGCAAATGCAGTAGCAGGTGCTAACGTAACAGGTGAAGTAAGTTTTGCAGCAACTGCAAACAGTGTAGCAGGTGCTAACGTAAGCGGGCAAGTGGCAAATGCACTGGTTGCAGGTACAGTATATACTAATGCTCAACCAAATATAACAAGTGTCGGTACATTAACAAGTCTTACTGTTACCGGTAATGCTAGTGCTGGCAACATATCCACTGGTGGTGTTTTAAGCGTGACCGGTAATGCTAGTGCTGGCAACATATCCACTGGTGGTGTTTTAAGCGTGACCGGTAATGCAAATACTGGTAATTTGGGCACTGGATCAGTAATCGCAACAGGGTCTGGCTCGTTTACAGGTAATGTCTCAGGTGGAAACTTGACTACAACCGGTATCTTAAGTGTAACTGGTACCGGTGTGAGCAGTATTGCTGGCAACTTAGATATGACCAGCAACAATATCGTCAATCTTTCTAATCCTGTTGACGCACAAGACGCCGCAACAAAAGCATATGTTGATACATTAGTATCTTCAGGTATTCACTATCACGAGCCAGTTCGTGTCGAATCACCAGTGGCGTTAACCGCAACCTATAATAATGGTACTGCAGGTGTTGGTGCAACATTAACTAACGCAGGTGCTAATGCAGCACTTGTTATTGACGGGATATCATTAAATGTTGCGGATCGTGTTCTTGTTTATGAACAAGTTGATCAAACTACGAACGGAGTGTATGTTGTAACTACTGTAGGAGATGGCTCAACTGCTTGGGTACTAACTCGTGCAGCCGATGCTGATAGCTATAGTCCGTCAGATGCTACTGGGTTAGACGAAGGATCATATTTCTTTGTGCAACAAGGCGTTACTGGCGCAGGTGAATCATATGTATGTAGCACCGTGGGTACTATAACGTTTGGTACTACAAACATCACATTTGCACAGTTTGGCGCAAGTCAGGTATACAGCGCCGGTACAGGATTAACATTAGCTAACTTAGCATTTAGTGTAAACGCTTCACAATCACAAATAACCAGTGTCGGTACGTTGACAAGTTTAGGTGTAAGTGGTAACATCACAGCAGCAAATATTACAGCTAATACTGGAATATTTGCTGGTAATGGTAGTGGATTAACAGCACTTAATGCAAGTAATATCAGTTCAGGTACATTAGCACAAGATAGATTGGCAAATAGTTCACTAACCGTTAACGGTCAATCTATATCATTGGGTGGAACTGGCACTATCACTGCTAATACTACACAAACATTAACATTTGGTAGCTATTTGACAGGTACTAGTTTTAATGGTGGTACCGCAAATACTATAGCAGTTGATGCAACAACAACAGATACTGCAAGTAAGGTTGTAGCAAGAGATATAAATGGTAGTTTTGCTGCTAATATTATTACAGCAACACTTAGTGGAGCAGCAACTAGTGCAACTACAGCAGGCACAGTAACTACGGCAGCGCAGCCTAATATCACATCAGTTGGTACGTTAAGTTCATTAACAGTTAGTGGTAATATTAGTGCAGGTAATGTATCAGCGACAACATTCACTGGTTCATTAAGTGGAACAGCTACAAGTGCTACAACTGCAGGTACAGTTACAACAGGTGCACAACCTAACATTACAAGTGTTGGTACATTAAGCTCATTAACAGTTAGTGGTAATATTAGTGCAGGTAATGTATCAGCGACAACATTCACTGGTTCATTAAGTGGTGCAGCAACAAGTGCAACTACTGCAGGTACTGTAACAACTGCGGCTCAGCCAAATATCACAAGTGTTGGTACATTAACTAGTTTAACGGTAACAAACAAGGTAACCGCTGGTCAATTGCAAGGTGATGGTGGCAACATTAGTAATATTCAAGCTGCTAATGTAAGCGGAACTGTCTCTAGTGCAACAAGTGCAACTACTGCCGGTACAGTAACAACTGCGGCTCAGCCAAATATCACAAGTGTTGGTACATTGACTGGACTAACGTCGGGTGGCATTGTTAACTTTACTAGTTCAAGTAACGTGACTCTGGGTCCAGTTAGTAATGTACGTATTACTGGTGGTACTGCTAACGCATTCTTGATGACAGATGGTTCCGGTACACTAACTTGGAGTTCACCAGGCGGCGGGTATTATTTGCATACTCAGGGTTCTGCAAGCACAACATGGACTGTTACTCATAACTTAAATAGGTTATATCCTACTGTTGAGATTATTGACTCTGCTGGAAATAGTTATACAGGTAGATATGATTATCCTATAATTAGTTTTGCTAATGCGAATGCGTTCACACTAACATTTAGTTCTGCTGTAACGGGTTATGCTGCTGTTACAGGTGGAGGAGTATCTACTGTTATTGCCCCGGGCGGTTCAGATACCTTGATTCAATATAATGACGGCGGAGTATTAAGTGGTAGTGCTGGGTTCTCCTTCACTAAAGGAACCGGTACATTAGCAGCAGGTAACGTTACTGTATCTGCTAACGTTACTGCAGGCAACATTAAGACTAATAACTTGTTGTATTCAAACGGATCGCCGTATGTTTTCACAACAACGGCAGGCGGATCTAACACACAGGTTCAGTTCAATGACGCTACTGCGTTTGGTGGTTCATCTGCGTTTACATTCAACAAAGCAAGTAATACATTAGCTGTTTCAGGAACAGTTACCGCAACAACTATCACTGAAACATCTAGTATAGTGTTGAAAGAGAACTTTAGACCAATTGAAAATCCATTAGAGAAAGTATTACAACTAGTTGGTAAGATTTATGATAGAAAAGACGGGTCAAGTATAAACGAAGTTGGTTTAGTACGAGAAGAAGTTGAACTAATCATACCTGAATTAGTCAAAGATGATTCGGTTGCGTATACTCGCTTGACTGTTTATCTATTAGAGTCTATTAAAGTTCTTAAAGACCAAATTGATAAACTACAGTCGGGTAAGTAATGGCAACATTAAAAAATACTATTATCAATGACACCGGGTACATGCAGTTGCCAGTTGGAACAACTGCACAAAGACCCAGTACACCCTCTGACGGCATGCTACGTCGGAACACAACTACAAATGCGCTTGAATATTACAACAGCATAAGCTCAATGTGGGCCAAAGTTTTAGATGATGCTGGCATTGGAACTAGTCCAGCTAATCCGGCTTCAAGTGCAACTGCAATCTTAACAGTAACACCCTCCAGTCCAAGTGGCTATTATTATATAAAACCCGACGGCATAAATGTATATTATACATATTGTGATATGACAACTGACGGCGGTGGCTGGATGTTGATGATTAATGCACGAGCAAACAACGGCGGACAATATTATAGTAACAGTGATTATGGTCTTTCTACTTTTGGCTTA